CGACCTGCGTGGAACTAATCTGTGTGAAGCCGACCTGCATAGAGCTAATCTGCGTGGAGCCGACCTGCATAGAGCTAATCTATATGGAGCCGACCTGCGCGGAGCTAATCTATATGGAGCTAATCTGCGTGAAGCCAATCTGTATAAAACTAATCTGTATGGAGCCGACCTGCGCATAACCGACCTGAGCGGAGCTAATCTGAATAGAACTAATCTGTATGGAGCCGACCTGTGTGGGGCTAAACATATACCGCAATATATATGTCCATTGGTATGCCCTTCAGAAGGGAGCTTTATAGGATTTAAAAAAGCTAACATATATCCGCTTAATATGGAAGTAATAGTAAAGTTAAGAATAACAGAAACCGCAAAGCGAAGTTCTGCGACCACTCGAAAATGCCGCTGTTCTGAAGCCGAAGTTATAAGTATTGAGGGCGTAAGTGGAAAAGGGACGTTTCAATGCGCTCGAAGCAAATACAACTATAATTTCATTTACAAAGTGGGGGAAGTCGTGAAAGTAGAAGATTTTGATGAGGACAGATGGAACGAGTGTAGCGCAGGAATACACTTCTTCATCACAAGAGAAGAGGCTGTTAACTACTAAGAGGTAAGTTTATGAGTAAATATAAAGCAAAAAAGACAAAGGTTGACGGAATAACTTTTGATAGCAAAAAAGAAGCCGAAAGATATAGACAGCTTAAAATGCTTGAAAACGCCGGGCATATATCGGATCTCGAATTACAAAAAAAGTTTGTGCTGATACCATCACAAAAAGTTGATGGAAAGATCAAAGAAAGAGAATGTTCCTACAGGGCGGATTTTACCTACATAGAAGACGGCAGACAGATAGTTGAAGATACTAAGGGGTTTAAGACCGATTCATATATCATTAAAAGAAAGTTAATGCTCGAACGACACGGCATAGAGGTTAAGGAAATATGATAAGCAAGATTGAGTTTGAGCGGCCTGTATGTGTGGACTTGCTTCTTGGGAAACATCCTGATATATATGCAGTTGAAAGCATTGTTAAGGGAATACACTATGGTGCAGACAAAGAAAAGTTCGCAATTTTCAGGAGCACAGGAGCAGTGTTTTGCCCAATAAAAGAAATGCCTGTGCTCGCTTCCAGAATGGCAGACAATAGAATAAAAAAAGAGATTTTAGAGATATATGAGGATCTCAAAGACTTAAAGAGAATGGGGGTCGCGTATGCAAAAATTTAAACGGAAAAAATCACCTGAACAAGAAATAAAGCAATATGCTGCACAAATAATCCGCGAATCCAAAGACTGGGAATATATCAAGCGGATGGGGCATTAAAAATGGCCATGTTGTTTTTGGAATTAAGATGGAGTAGGGAGGAGAGGGAAATAAAATGGCAATTAAAAACTATACAACAACAAAACATCCATGTGAAAGCATAGGCGAAATACAAGCGGCATTGGCCAAAGGCGGCGCCAAGAAAGTGATGATTGATTATGACGAAAGCGGGGAGCCAAAAAGTCTTGCGTTCGCATTAGAAACTGAGAGAGGCTTTATAGGCTTTCAGCTCCCCGCAAACATAGAGGGAGTTTATGAGGTTTTCAAAAAACAAAAAGTCAGAGCTGATATAGAGCAGGCAAAAAAGACTGCATGGAGGAATGTGCGTGATTGGGTTTTAGCTCAAATGGCCTTCATAGAGGCAGGAAACGCAACGTTGCAAGAGGCCTTTTTACCATATTTGACGAATAAAGAAGGACAAACACTCTATCAGGTCTATGTTAGCGGGCGGCTATTACTTGCAGATTGAATCATAATATGCTGATGATGTGGAGCTGATATGAGAGGAGAGAAGGCTGTGAATAACGATTCAATGAGCAGTGAAAGGGAGAAAAAAGATGTACCATAAAGAATGTAAAAAAGATGAAGTTTTCGTAGGAAATATGAACGTTTTTATTGAATTTCCCGAAGAAAAAGAAAAGTTTGAAAAAAATGGTATTGGATATCGGTTGGGAAACACCGCCTATGATATTCGCGAAAAGGCGTTAAAGGGCAATGGGATAAAGCCCCTATTTATATCTAAAAAAGATCATGAAAAGTATGAAGAGCTACAAATGAGTGAGTTGAATAAAATAGGGAGGTAGAAAATGAGTGACTTAATAAGCAAATCAGAAGCGATTAAGCAATATTGCAGGGCAATGTGCGGAGAAGAACCATGTGACGGCTGTGACGGGATACATATTCTTGAAAATCTGCCGACCGCCTACGACAAGGAAGAAACCATACAAAAAAAGCAGAACTGGATACCAGCAAGTGAAAAATTACCTGAGGCCACAACTACAGAGACCGACATCTTCACCAAAAAACCAATTGAATATCTTTCAGATCTGGTCATGGTAACTGTTGAAGTGGAAGTCAGCGACGGAATAAGAAGGTATGTAGATACAGATTTCAGAAGGGGAAGAACGAAGGATACTATGGAATGGCTTAAAACCTCCAGGATAGACGGGACTGCAATACTTAGTCAGGAAGTAGTGGCATGGCAGCCACTACCTGAACCATGGAAAGGAGAAAAAAATGACTAATTTTGAAAAATATAAAGACACAATATTAGAAATAGTAAACATGGGAGCAGATATAGCCAAAAAGAACGGTCGAATAATTACTTGCGATAGAATATTATGCAGTGAATGTGATTTTAGTGCCTTGCACAGTGATGGACATTGCATAGCAAATATGTTCGAATGGCTATACTCCGATGGCTCTATAACACTGACAAAACGAGAGCGAGCTTTCTGTGAATATATGGATGGTGGATACATCGCAAGAGATATGAGTGGAGATCTATACTGGCATAATTATAAGCCAGAAAAATTTGAAAATTTTTGGAGCACACCTGAAGACTTCGACCAGATTGAACATGCAGACTTCGACTTTATCAAATGGGAAGATGAAGAGCCGTGGTCAGTAAAACACCTCCTAAAGTTAGAGGTAGTAGAAGAATGAAACAATACTGCAGATATTGTGGCAGCCTGCTGAGACAGGATGATAGTATCTATTATTGCACAGCTAAAAAGCAGTTCAAAAGGCAAAAGACGGTATGCATGGCCAACAAATGCACACGGTTTAAGGATTGTGGAATAGACGCTATTACCGGAAAAGAACATGTGGCAGAGATAGACGATGGCAAGCAGATAAATCTATTCTAACCACTATAAATAAGAAGGGAGATGACGAAATGGACGAAAAAAATAATCTATGTGGAACTGCAACTAAGCTGCGTTATGTCTACCTATGTGGAACTGGTGATGTCGACCTGCGTGATGTCGACCTGTGCGACCTGTGCGACGCCGACGCATGTCCATTGACATGCGATTCAGAAATTAAAGAGGTAGATGGGAGGTAGGGATTATGAATAAACCAGTAGATCGAATAAAGCCATGTGAAGGTTGTAGGTATGAGATATTAGGACATGAACTGTTTAAAAATGAGATACATGAGATAGCAGATTACTATGGATATGAGACACAAGGCGGAATGATGGTGGAGGAATGTGCTGAGCTGATACAAGCCGTTAATAAGTATAGTCGTGATCATTCGGCAGATAATATCCGTCAAATTAGCGAAGAGATAGCCGATGTGGAGATCATGCTAAGCCAGATAAAATACCTATTAGCTATAGATAAAGATGCAATAGAAGACGTCAAAAGAGGGAAGTTAAATCGTCAAATTGAAAGGATAACATATGAGAGATTATCAACGGATTAAAAATAATAAATGGATACTGCCGACAAACCTATACCGCCAAACCCTATATGCCATTAGGGATTATGACAGGCTGAAAGAGGAATGCGAATATATGATTCAGGGAAGAGCCATTGAACTGGACGGACTTCCACATGGTAGTCAGATAGGAGACCCAACAGGAGAAACAGCGGCGAAGATAGAAAAGTTACACGACCGCATAAAAGCCATTGAAGCAGCCAAGAAAGCGATACCAGAGGAATATATAAAAGGCGTATGGCAAAATATATTATACGACACGCCTTTTCCGAATGACGCTGGAAGAGCTACATACAGCAGATATAAATCCCAATTTGTGTTTGAGGTAGCAAAGCAATTAACTTTAATTTGAAATGTGAAAAATCTGTAATTACCATCTTAAACAAAATGCTAAGCCGGAGCTAATCACTCCGGCTTTTTCAGCTTATAGCCTCTATTTCCATTTCTTCAATCTCATCATATTCAAATCCTATTCTGTGCATATCCTCTGCCACATCCGCTAAAACCGCGCTTGATTCCATTGTTAAATTATCATAACAATGTCTTGCGAATCTTTTAAAGACTTGGATAGCCTTTTCATAGGTGAAAACTTGCATGCTTCCTATCTTTGCTCCGTATTTTCCGTTTATTTTAATCAATTTTTCGTTTGTCATTTTATTGTCCTCTCTTTCCTTAACTTGTAATTATATTATACACTATTTTTTATAAAACGTCAATAGTTTTTTATAAATAAATTTATAAAAATTTCAAAATAAAATTGACAATATATAAAAAATAATGTATTGTTAGAGCAGGAGGTGAAAATATGCATACAAACGTTAGAGAATATATCAATTTGTGCAGAGTAAAAAAGAATAATATGACAGAATCAGAACTTGCAAGGAGGACGGGACAAACTCCACAGAACATGAATAATAAATATAAACGAAATACTTTTAAAATTTCGGAATTAGAAAAAGTTGCAGACGCTTTTAACGCAGATTTAAAGATTCAGTTTGTGGACAAAGATACAGGGGAGCCTATAATATAAAAATGTTTATAAAAAATATAAAAAATGATTGACAAAATATAAAAAAGATGTATAATATAATTGTAAGGACGAAAACCTTATAATTACCCGAAAGGGAGAGAGGAGAAACATGGAAGAGAAAATGACTGATAAGCAAATGGAAGTGATTTTAAATCTGGTAGCTGACAAATTCGCAGCCTGCAAAGACATGACCGAAGTTGAAAAAGCTATTAGAGAGGTAAGGGACATGGCTAAAAAAGAAAAGCCTGCCGAATAATCGACAGGCAACACATCAAAGGGGCGGGTCAAGCCCGCCCTTTACATTAAAATAATATCACAAGACAGAAAAGAAGACAAGCAACAACATCATCACGTTATAGTGAATTAAAAAAATAATGTTAATATAAAAGATGAGACGCACGGGAAAACTTTTTCATTTATAATATATAATAGGGCAAGGCCCTAATAGAGAATCGGAACGTACCGCAGT